ATACAGCCAAGGCAATCTCATCATTAGTTGCTGCATCTCAATCTAACCCATTGAATGGAGTAACAGCAGGTGCTGCAGGTATTGCTCAGTTCGCTACAGGTATCATCCAGATTGCTACCAATGTTGCTAAGGCTAAGCAGATACTTACCTCAGGTGGTACTCCAACTTCAGGAGGTGGAGGCGGTGGTGCTAGTGCTAGTGAGGGAGGAGGAGCTAATGTAGCACAGCAAGTACCTCAAGGTGCTCAGCTCTTTGGCTCAGCTAACACAGGCAATGTGATGAGTGCAGGAGGTGGTACATCTAACAGCTCTATGACCGTCACAGCTGTAGTATCTGAGACACAAATAACAAACGTACAGAATAAGATAACCAAAATAAACAAAAACGCTGAACTCTAATGAACTCACTACAAGCAATCATCGACCACATTGAGCAGTTCTACAATAGCCATCTACAAGTAAAGAAAGTAGGTAGTGACTTTAAGGAACAGCTATTTAACTTCGCTACTCAGGATGAGAAGTATCCTATCATTTTTATAGTGCCGGTAACTGTTAACCCTGCAGATAACACGTCAGAGTTTAACTTTGACATCTACTGCTTTGACATCATCCAAAAGGATAGAGCTAACATCATCACAATCCTAAGCGATACACAACAGATACTCAATGACCTTTATGTTTACTTCACCTATAGCAATGACTATAGCTTTGATGTGATTGGTGTACCTAACTTCCAACCATTGAACAACGATCTACTTGACTACGCTGCAGGCTATGTCATGAACATCACATTAACGGTGAATGATTGGACCAACTGTGCTGTGCCTTTACAATAAACATTTCGGAGGCTTAAAGTAATATAGGTATGAGTGCACCTAAATGGTGGGGAGATTGGAGGCCTAACCTTACACCTCACACAGGAAATTTACAGCCAACTGACTTGCTAGAATGTACTTCTATAGTGGGTGGCTTACCTGTTAACACAGCCATTACAGGTGCTCAGATAATAGCAGCAGCATCGGGTGGTAGTGCAACCTGGGGAGGTATCACAGGAACACTATCTAGTCAAACAGATTTACAGACTGCCTTGAATGCTAAGCAAGATACGCTAGTAAGTGGTACTAACATCAAGACAATCAATGGTAACTCAATCTTAGGTAGTGGAGATTTAACTACTAACCCAAGGACATTAACTAGCATCAATGGTAGCAACCTAACAGGTAATACCAATCAAATAAGTGCATCCGTATTGATACCTGCAAATACGTTGGTAAGTAATAACACAATTTACATTAAAAATTTACTAACGAAAACCGCAGGTACAACTGCTTCAACTGCTAGAATTTATATAAACACTTCAAATACATTGAGTGGTGCAACACAAATTGCAACAGCTTCGGGGATGTCTGGTACAAATTACCACCAACGATTCGAACGAAACTTTTATTTTGACGGAACTAATTTATTTTGTTATTCTCCAAGTAATGGCGTGAGTTCGGATTTAGTACAAGGTGCAATATCTCTTTATTCGTTTAACCCTGCGGTTAATCACTACTTAATTTTTGCAGTTCAAAATTCAACCACTACACCTGATAACCTTGGTCATAAACGCGTAATAGTACAGATATATGATTAATATAAACGGAATAGAGTACACAATTACAGGACCTATTGAGGTGATTAGTGATACTCAGCTGCATGTAGAAACTGATAAGGGTATCATTCTAGTAGATGATACAATGGAAATATATAAAGAATTAACTAATGGCTAGATACGCAAACACAGGGGAGTTCAATGTGCTATATCCTACACGTAGGAGAATGGCTACAATCCTAAAAAGAATAATCAGGAATGATGTTGTGGATGGTGAGGGTACACTTGTAGAAAGTATCCGTATCAATGCCAAGATAACAGGCTTCCAAAAGTTAGAGATACAAATAGTAGCAATGTACTACTTTATATTCCTGAACAATGGTGCGTTTCTTTGGAATGGTGGAGTGATCACCCCTAGAGATTTCGTTGCACAATTTACTGAGGAGCTAAACGCTGCAGGTATCACAGCAGAAATCTATAGACAGTACACTGAATGGTTAACTAAAAAATATCCATTGGTAGAGGCTGTTGAGGTGCTTGAGAAACAGCAGAAAATTGTGTACACATTTGAGGCAGTTGACCCACCTCCAGGCTTCACTCCAGGGTTCCCATTAGATGTCTAACTCTTTTTTCATAGACAAGATATTGAAAACATAAACGAGTGGTAGGACACCTATCTTATCACTCTTAGTTATGTCCCCATTAGTCAAGCCATAGATGGTTTGCTCCCATGACCACTTTACTTGAGTTTGCTCTTTCTCAATTTCTTTAATTTCCTCAGGGTCCATGTTAGCTTTCTCTTCATCAGTGAGTGGAGTATCTAGATCACCGGTAAATAAGTTTTCATAGGTCTTAAGAAAGTTATCCCTGAACTTCAGGAACTCATGTATTATTCCATACACATCTGTAATAGGTAGGTCATGAAATTTCTCAGCTCTAATGTTGCAGTCAAAGTCATAAGGCTCCATGATTTCATCACCCCATTCATTCACTTTAGTTTGCCGGTACAGGATAGCACATACCTTATCAAGATTTGTGATGTAGTTATTGCTAAAGAAATAGTCAAGGTCAATGTACTCGTATAAAGTTAGCTTACTGAATGGCTTAAGAGTCAACCCTAGCACTTCATGCTTGTATCTTTTGGATGGCTCAGAGGTACACCATCTAGACTCGTTAACAAGTTCTGCTAACTCATCCACGTCAAGGTCCTCAATCACATCAATAGGCTCATCCGATAAAATAGAGAGAGCCTCACTGTTGTAGTGGTAGGCTCCCTGTTCTCTATCTATTTGACTAAACTCAATGAACTGCTCAAGCGTTACTTGGCTCCACTGCTTCGGTAGCTTGATCATTAGCTTGTTGTCCTATTTTCTGTGCGATAAACATCATATATGGAATGGAGATAGCAGCATTCAATTTACGGATGAGCTTTGCTTTCTGCTTGATATGTGCATCGGTGTAGTGCTCAGTGGGTGTAAGGTCCTCACGTTTGAACATGATGGCTAGCATCTCAGAGATATATCCTTTCTCTTTTCTTAGTGCTACTTTCTCAATCATCTTAGTATCACGTACAGTTAACTTCATTTGTGCCTTGTAGATGTAGCCCTCAATCTCTAGCTCTTCTACTACCGGGTACTCTTTGCGTTCTGCTGAGTTAAATTCTTTGACCATCCCTACAAAATCAGCCACATCATAGTCCCAAAACTCAGACTCAGGGATGCCAAGGTAAGCAAACACCTGGAGGTGCTTATCAATGGGGTCAAGTTCCTGATTGTTATTGATTTCAGTAATGACTTCGAACTGCTCAATGGTGAGCTCTTCAAGTTGGTTAGGAATTTCCCTGTTTAAGATAGTTATCATAGTTAATTTTTTGAACAAATATACGTTTTTTTTAATATAGGTAGATGGCTAAAAAAGATATCCCTACTTACAAAATTACTATTGACCCTGAATACGCTGAAAACGGACAGGACTTAGGCATTGAACAGATAGCATTCACATCCAATCCTGCCATTAAGGTCAAAGGGATGGCATTCAATTCTCAAGCTAAGGCTTTATTCTTTACGGATGAGCTCAAATATAGAGTAACTGCACCTGCTTTGATACCTATGGAGATATACCGCTTTGATGAGGATACAGATGAGGAGTACAATGTCAAGTTTACCAAAGAGGAGATTGAGAAAATTCATGGTAAATTCATGCAGCAGATGGTCAACCGAGACCTATTTAACCTGGAGCATGACCAATCTCAGACCGTTCCTGCCTATGTACTTGAGGCATGGATAGTAGACAACCCAAAAGAGGATAAGGCATACTCATCATTCGGCATTGAAGTGCCTGAGGGTACGCTAATGGTGACTGCTCAGGTAACTGATAAGGAATACTATGCTGAGCTTGTAGCACAGGAGCAGATAGGTTTCTCTATTGAGGGATACTTAGGCATGAAATTAAACGAGCAAAAACAATCCCAAAATAAAACAAAAATGAATGAGTTAATGTTGCCAGATGGCGAGCACATCATCAACGAAAAAATCTATATCATCAAAGATGGTAAAGTAGTTGAAGTAAAAGATGTTGAGAAAGTAGAGGCTTCTGAGGAAGTAGCTCTAGAAGACACTGTAGTTGAAGAGGAAGTAACAGCAGAAATTCCTGCAGAGGAAACAACAATGGCAGTAGACCCTGTAGCTGATGCAGAGGCTATCCTTGCTATAGTTAAGCCTGCAATGGATGAGCAAATGAATGCTTTACTTGCTATGATTGCTGACCTTAAAAATCAATTAGAGGAAGTTCTATCTGTAGAGGTAGAGGATGAGGAGATGGCTGAGGCTGTGACTTTAAGTGCACAACAAAAACTAAGTAACTTTGTAAAATTTAATAATAAATAAAATGCGTAAATTAAGATTTGATTTAAACGTTCTGCCAAGTGCAGAATTAACCCCTAACGCTGAGGCATTCTATGCTCAAGCATATTTAGGCAGTACTGAGATTACAGATAACTTCCGTACTCTACCAGGTATCAAGTACAAGACTAAAATTGGTACTGTTACTTTTGGTAATGACTTATTGGCTATATCACCATGTAACTTCCCTAACGTTAACACTGACCAATTAAGCTCACATGAAGTAGACGTATGTGCTCTTTCTGCTATGGCTCAGGTTTGTCAGTTTGACCTTGAGCAATCATTTGTATCTTTACAGATGGCAGCAGGATCTAATGGTGATTTTTCTGTAGCTAACTTCTTTAACTTCTATTGGTCAGAAATGGCAAATGCTGTTAACGGACAAATTGAGCAATTAAGATGGCAAGGTAACACCCTAAGCGGTAACCCACAACTTGCTTTATGTGATGGTTATGAGAAAGGATTTAGTGCAGTTGGTTCAGGTATTATACCTTACACTATGACTGGTGGTGCAACCCCTACATTTGCACAGTTATTAGCTGATATTGAAGGTGCTTTTGCTTTGGTTCCTGCAGCTATCGCTTCCCGAACTGCTGATTTGCGTATCTATTTACCAACACAATTAGTAAATATCTACCGATTAGGAGTGGCTTCAGGTAACACTAACGCATATATCACTCAAGATTTGGCGTTAACTTACTTAGGTATCAAAATTGTTCTTTGCCCAGGAATGAGTAACAACAAAATTGTTATCACTTTGAAAGACAATTTAATCTTTGCCTTTGATGGTGAGGGAGATCCATCTGACTTACGTGCAGTGAACTTAGCTGATACTGTTGCTGAGCCGGTTATCCGTACTCGTGCTAACATGAAAGTTGGTTTTAGCTTTGTTAATCCAGGTGATATCGTTTTTGGATCATAATAATTAACTCATAGAGGGGAGGTAACTCCCCTTTATATAATACTTTTACACAATGGCTACATGTCAATCATTAGAGACTATCGTAAAACCATGCGAGAACAACATTGGTGGTATCTATGGTGTTTGGATTAATACACAGGATGAAATAGATTTTATCACTCCTACTGACCCATCTACAGTAAGTGGTACAGGTGCCTGGCAAATTACAGGTATCACATTAAATTCACCTGGAGATGCATTCCAACCATTTGAGGTACGCCGAAACACATCCAACTACACAGAGGATAGCACTATTGACCTAGTTAATGGTAGCTCTTTTGTAACTCAAACAATCAATTTAGTATTCCACAGAAGAGATGCTGATAAGTCACGTGCTATTAAAATCCTAGGAACAGGACAGCAATTCTTAGTAGCTATCATCTTAGATGCTAATGGCTTATATTGGTACTTCCCATACTTGCAGTTATCTGCTACAGGTGAGGGTTCAGGTACAGCTAGAGCTGATGGTTCAAAATATACAGTAACATTGGTTGCTGAGAACCCTTACTTAGCTTACAACATTGATATGACAGCTGGAGCACTTGCTGCAATCGGAGTACAATAAGCAATTCTACCTCTCTATATTTAAGCCCTGCTGTAATGGTAGGGCTTTTTTTATGAACATTTGACAAAGCTAAATTAATATAGGTGTGATTTACTTAGATCAAGGTGTTATTAATCAGTTTGTATTGACTCTTTCAGAGGTCACTACGGTTACTACACCACACTATTTATTTGTATTCACCAATGAAATGAATACTACTAGCACACCAAAGCTATTCACATCCGCTGATACAAGTGCATGGCCTGAAAGATACAACCTGTTTACTCTAGATGAGCCAACGGATATCATACTAATTAAAGGGCAGTACACTTATCAGGTATATGAAAGCTCAACACCATTCGTTTTGCCTCTTACAATAGCACAGACTACAGGTGTAGTCATTGAAGAGGGGAGAATGGTTGTAAGTGGTCCTGCAGGAACTTCAATATACGATTAACTATGGCTTGGTACGATAGATTTATTAACACAAAACCAAAAGGCCCTGAAATGGTAGAGGGCTATCAATCATTTAGCACCCCATTCCTACCGGTAGGGAGAGGTAACTTGACACTGCCCTATGTAAACGGTAGATATTCTACTAACATGTGGGTGCGTTTTGGAACAGATAACCTGTATCCACAAATGCTCAATCAAATGTACTACAGCTCACCTTTACATGGTGCTATAGTTGACTACAAGACCAACGCTGTTATTGGTGGAGGCTTCAACCTTACCACTGACAAGCTAACACCTCAGGAAAAACTTGAGATGTTTACCTTTGAGAAAAAAGCTAACCTCAAGCACACTGTTAAGGCAGTGACAAAGCAGTTAATTATTCACAATCGTGTGTACTTTAAGCTATATTTTGGTGAAAAAAAGAAACTAATTAGAATTGAGAATGTCTCACCTGACAAAGTAAGGATATCTAGGTTTGGAGATATGTACTATTTATGTGATGATTGGAGTACTAACATAGATGTGCAAGAGATTAAGCCTTATCACATCACTTGTAAAGATGAATGTCAGCTATATTCCTACGAAGTTAAGTCAGTTGGTCAGGACCACTATAGTTTGCCGACATATAGTTCGGCACTTAATTTTGCATTTTTGAGTGGCGAGTTAAGTTACTTCGCAAAAAGTAACATCCAAAATAGTGTGTTCCCTAGCTTTGCTATGATGTTCCCTAAGAGACCACAGTCGGAGGAGGAAAAGCACATGATCAAAGAAACTATTGACCGCCTTAAGGGTGCAGCCAATGCAGGTAAGGCAGTTGCATTCTTTGCTAACTCAGCTGATCAGTTACCTAAGATAGAAAGCCTACCTACTAATGGCAATGATAAGCTATTCCATGAGGCATCTGCATTGAACACTGAGCAGATTTGTTTCTCACACACCATTGACCCTATCCTAATGGGTATCCGTACCACAGGTAGCTTGGGTAATGGAAGTGATATCAAGCAAGCATATGTGATATTTGAGAAAAACGTGGTCATGGAACTACGTCAACAGGTAACTACTATCTTTAATGAGATACTAACCATTGCACGCATCCCTGCTGAGTTTACAATCAATAACTATCAAATCATTGGTGATGCTATTGTTGAGGTAGATGAGGATACAGCAAAAGTTAAGGATGCATTAAACAATTTAAGTGATGCACTACTAAGCAAAGTACTTGAAAAAATGACTACCAATGAGATACGAGCTTTAGCTTCACTACCTCCTATTGATGAACCTACTCAACCTACTGTATAATGCTGTACTTTATCACTGAAACCTACCTTAAGACTAACACACCCATCACAGCCAATGTGGATGTAACGGATGTGACCCCATACATTGCTACACAATCGGCATTAAGAATACAGCCTATCTTAGGCACTACGTTCTACAATCACATGCTAACAGCATACAACAATCAGACACTTACACCTGATGAGATTGACCTAGTTGAGTTCATTCAGCCGGTCATTGCATGGAGGTCAGCTGAGGATGCTGTATTTGGGTTGACGTATCAGCTAAAAAACAAAGGACTTCAGACTCAAAACGGAGATTATTCAGCAAGCGTATCCAGAAGTGAGGTAGCTTTTGGGATGGAACACTATGCACAGAAAGCTAGTTTCTTTGAGCAACGTCTAATCAGATGGCTATTAGCTAACCGTAACCTGTTCCCTATATTCATATCTACAGCTAATCAGGATACTGACCTCAGACCAATGTTCCAAAACTGCTCATGTATTACTCAATGGCAGGATACCTGCACAGGTATGTGTGGTAACTTCCTTGAGAATGGGTACAATAACAGCATCCTAATCTTGTAATGAAGTCACAGCTCACCATACTATTAGCCACAATGAAAGCCAATTGGATAAAACTATTGGCAACTATTAGTGCATTCTTAATGCCTATTTCAGGCTTATTGTTTTTGGTAGGCTTTGTGATTGTACTTGATACTATCACAGGGGTATGGAAGAGCATGAAAAACAAGGTTAAAATCACAAGCAGAGGTTTATCTGCCATCATTAGCAAGATGCTACTCTATGAGGTAACGGTTATCTTGTTTTATATGATTGATAAATTTATATTAAATAATATCATCCTGCAGTTTTTCTCGGTAGAGTTACTGCTCACTAAGGTACTTGCACTCATCCTAGTATCAATCGAGGTCATGAGTATCAATGAAAACTACAAAGCAGTAAAAGGCCTTGACCTATGGCAGGCAATGAAAAACTTATTTTCAAGAGCTAAGGATATTAAAAAGGACCTAGATGAAATTAGACACAACCAAGATATTTCAGGAACGCCTATCTAACAGTCAGTACTTCCACGAAGAGTCTGAGAAAAAACAAATCTATCTACACCACACTGCAGGCAATGGTAATCCTGTAGCTGTATCACGTTGGTGGAATAGCAACGGAGATAGGATAGCTACTGCATTTGTAATAGGTGAAAGAGGTAGCATAGTGCAATGCTTCAGCTCTAAGCATTGGGCTTATCACCTGGGGATAGATAGCCAAGATTTCTCAGCTCATGGACTCAAGTATCAAAACCTTAATAAACTTTCTGTAGGTATAGAGGTGTGTAATTGGGGCCCATTGAAGCTAAAAGATGGTAAGTACTACAACTATGTCAAGGGAGTGGTGGACCCATCAATGGTAACCACATTAGATACACCCTACAAGGGTAATAAGTATTGGTACAAATATACGGATGAACAGATTGAAAGCACTCGGCAGTTGGTGGAGTACCTGTGTGAGACCTATGACATTCCTAAGACTTACCGGTCAGAGATATTTGCCATTGACAAAGAGGCATTCAAAGGAACTGCAGGGATCTACACGCATAACAGTGTGAGAAAAGATAAGGCAGATATTTACCCATGCCCCCGAATGATTAAGATGTTACAAAGCCTATAGCACATGAGACTTTCAATAATTATTTTGTCGCTAGTTTCTACTATATTTGCGACATCCTGCTCAGCTCCTAAGCGTGCTCAATGGCACTATAAGAAAGCATTAAAGAATGGACTTAAGGTAGTCCAGGATAGTGATACCATCCGGATAACTACAGTTGACAGCATCCCTGTTATTCACAATGACACTATTGTGTGGGAGAAATTCTACACCACTAAGGATACGGTGATACAATTCAATAACGTGTACGTACCAAAAACAAGATGGCAAACAAGGATTGAGTATAGATATAAAACAAGGGTTGAAAGGATACGAGGTAAGACTATCTATAAAACTGCTCAAGCTAAAGAGGTAGTAAAGTACAAAATACTATGGTGGCCTGTGATTGTTGCGTTTATTCTAGGGATACTCCTAAGATTTCTAATACAAAAGGGGCTCCTAGATAGGATTGCCCTGCTATTTAAGCTATGAGAAAACGTTTATTTTATGACATTGAGACCTCTTTCAATGTCGGTGTGTTCTGGAGGACAGGATACAATCTAAGTATCCAACCTCAGGATATCATTCATGAACGTGCAATCATATGCATCTGCTATAAATGGGAGGGTGAGGATGAAATTCACAGCCTAACATGGTCCAAAAGTCAGAGTGATAAGCAAATGATTGAGAAGTTTGTCAAGGTCCTAGCCCAAGCGGATGAAATTGTGGCTCACAATGGGGATAGGTTTGACCTCAAATGGATACGCACAAGGGCTTTATTCCATGGTATTCAGTTTATGCCATCACCTAAGACTATAGACACGCTTAAATGGGCTAAAAAGTACTTTAATTTTAATAGCAATAAACTAGATTACATAGCTAAGCTACTTAAGGTAGGTGCTAAGATGGATACAGGAGGGCTTGACCTGTGGAAAGATATAGTATTTCGCAAAGATCAGGAGGCATTAGATAAGATGGTGGCCTATTGTAAGATGGATGTGGAGGTACTTGAGGCAGTATTTGATAAACTCAACAGCTATACCATTGCTAACCATAACTATGCCATCCAATACGGAGGTGAAAAGTATGAGTGTCCTGAATGTGCAGGAATAAATGTCAAATACAATAAGAAAGTAGTCACAGCTGCAGGAACTGTACACCATTGGATACTATGCAAGGACTGCAAAAAGCACTACAAAATTAATCACCTGGTATTCACTAAGTATCAGGAATATCTCTACAAGCGTAAGTCTATAGCCTGATTTTTGCGGAGATTATTTAAGCTTATCAACTGATTTCTTATTTAGACTCATTCTAAATTTGTGGAAAATTATGCAAAATTGTTTGCATATATGAAACTTTATATATCTTTGTCAGGTATTAACACTTAAAAATGATATATGAAACAGTTTGAAAGAGCCCTTGACTTTATCAAGACACACGAAAACAACGCAGAGGTACTTGCTTTATTCTTAGAGCAGCTGCTTGTTGAAGCTACTGAGGAAATGACTCAGACAGCATTAGATAACACCGAAGATTTTTTAACCATTCTAAACGCTAACCGATGAAAAAAGAACTATTTAATGTAGTAGCAAGTTTTGCTGTGGTCGTGGGTACCATGGTAGCAATGTATAACGTTTTAATCTTTATGATATGCAAGTAACAATAGGAATAGAAGTAGCTTACTTTGACTTTGATGATGTGCATGGTAACTGTGAGTTCAAAATAACTAACATAACTGATGAAAGCTATGAGGTAGAGCTTAGCAATGTGGTAGCTACTCAAATAATTGGTGAGGTGGAGCTTGACTACATCCTAACTGACACTGAACTTGACCAACTGAATGAGGAGATTATTTGGTGCATCCAGGATACTGACATGATTAGAGACATGCAGGACCCTATGAATTATTTTGATGAGGATGAGTGGAGGTATGATGCATAGAGATATCTCAGAGATGGCTAGATGGTGGACCAAGCAGTCATTTGCAGGAGATAAGGGGGGCTCCTTTAATACCTCCCTATATTTAGAATACTTAAAATGTAAAAACTCATGTACAGATTACTATACTACTATGAAAAAAGGCTCGCAGAGAGCTATGAATTCCCTACCAAAGCCCTGTGTTATTGGAAAGTCAACCAATTCAGGACAGCAGGTACTCATATTTACGGACACTTTGTAATTGAAAAGGTATGCGACAAGATAAGATACTAGAAATACTGTACCCATACATCCCTACTAAAGTGCTAGGTGAGTATCTAGGGTTGACTGCATCCCAAGTGTACAATAAAACGTACAAAAGAGGGATAAAGAAAGACCCTAAGACAAAGAAAGCAATTAACCGGGCCATGATATTAAACGCAGGTAAGAACACCAGGTATGCGAAAGGTCATGTGCCATTCAACAAAGGCATGAAATGTCCTAACCTACTGCTAACTAATGCAGCTGCTACGATGTTTAAGAAAGGCAACAAGCCATTCAACACCAGGGAGGCAAATGCTACTAGCATCCGTAAAGATACAGCAGGTAGATTGTATCACTACACTAAGATAGCAGATAGCGTATGGGTATTAACGCACCGGTTGATGTGGGAGCAGGCTAATGGACCCATCCCTGCAAAGCATATAGTGAGGTTCATTGATGGCAACACCATGAACTTAGAACTGAGCAACCTGGAGTGCATCCCAATGAACAAAAACATGACTAGGAACAGCATCCAAAGGTTCCCAATGGAGCTACAGCAGGTCATGAAATTAAAAAGTAAACTTAATAAAACAATAAAAAATGGCAAGAAACGGAATGAACGATCTTAGAGATCACCTCTTTGCAGCTCTAGAGAGATTAAATGATGATGAGCTAACACCTGAACAACTATCTACTGAAGTAGAAAAGGCTCAGGCAATTTCTAACCTGTCTAACTCAGTGATAAATAGTGCCAAGGCTGAGGTTGACTTCATGAAAGCTACCGGCATGATAGCTACTACCAGCAACCTGTTCAAAGGAGTTAATGACCCTAAAAGATTAGACTAATGAAATACACAAGATACTTTAGAATTTGGCTTGAAGATACAGTAGAGCCAGAGGGTGGCACATGGTGCTACATGGGGATGGATGAGAAAGGCTTTTTATGGCAGCTCAACTTCCAATACAAAGAGAATGAACAACCTGAGACCTTAGAGCAGTACCTGCGATGGGGCTACAAAATTCAAGAGATATGAATGAGGAATTATTTGAACTCAGTAAAGTGCTCAATGAGGATATAGTGGATATCATTAGGGCATATCAGCTGAACACACCTAGCAGAAAGCAGGAGATAGTAAGCAAGAGGTACTACCTGTACAACTATATGTATGAGAACAGGCACATGACCACTACAATGATTGGTCAGTACTTTAACCGCGATCATAGTACGGTGGTGCATGGTATTCAGGAGCACAAGTATTGGTACCATAGAAAAGACCAAAACTATCTCAAAATGATATACCCCATTCCAGAACTCATTAGGCCAAAAAGGTCAGACATTAATATCTTTGATGTCGATGTTATGCCAATAGATGACGAAGAAACTAGGGTAACAATCACAGGTAACTTCCCTATTAAATTGTTAAAAAGTTTTCAAGAGAGAATGACTAAGAATGAGATTAGTACTACATTTGAGCTATCATAATTTTTTAAGGGTTAATACTAAGGAGGGGCTTCGGCTCCTCTTTTTTATGACCGTATGACGATGTGACAGTTCTCTTATATAGGGTCCTTATAAAATACACCACTAAAAAAGTTTGTACTTTGGAAAATTTATCGTCATATCGTCATGAAATCACTCAAACATAAGCCTGCATTGGTTTATATACATGACGATAACTTTTATTTATCGTCATAAATTGTCTTTTTATCGTCATTAATTTATATTTGTAACATGTATAACCCAAAAATATCAGTTTTCAGGAGCTTGTTTAACTCCAAAGAAACACCTTTCACACTTGAGGCAATAGAAGTGTACAATAGAATTAAGCAAGGTAACCCCGAGCTGATTAGTAAGATTAAGAAACTGCGTGCTGGAGATAGTGAAAGCAAGATGCAACTCATGGCAATCATGTTTAATGGCACATTCTCTGAACGCAAGGATGATGGACTCATCCAACACTCAGGATTGTGTGTCCTAGACTTTGATAAGTACCCCGATGCTAAGACATTGAAAGCTGAACGGAACAGGCTCAAGGAATGCCCCTACGTGTACATGATGTTCACCTCACCCTCAGGGAATGGGCTCAAGGTAGTTATCCGTACACCTGAAAGCAACAAGTTTGAACACAAACGGAGATTTGAAGCTTACAAGGAATACATTAATAGTGATTATTTTGACGTGGCCAATAGCAATGTGAGCAGAGTATGCTTTGAAAGCTATGACCCTGATGCCTACCTCAATGAGTTCTGCGAGGTGTTCCAAGGTATCACAGAGGATAAGGGCTACCACAAGGCAGAAAAGATAGCAGTGCTCCCCATTGCTAATGAGGACCGTATCATTGAGTTAATCATGAAATTTAACCATGGTGTGTTTGAACAGGGCAGGAACAATTGGACCTTTAAGGTAGCCTGCTGCATGGCTGAGTATGGGGTAGATCAGTATGCTGCTAAGAATTACCTACTGCAATATGCACAGGAGGACTTTACAGCGAGTGAAATTAACTACACTGTTATCAATGCCTATAAATCAAGCAATTTTAACACTAAGTACTTTGAAGATACATACACCGTTAACAAGGTCAAGCTAAAATTAAAGGAGGGCCTTAAGGATGAGGACATCCAAAAACAGCTAGGAGTTAGTAGCTCAATCATTGAGTCAGTAAAAGAGGAGGTGCAGAACTCAGATGATGTGTTCTGGCAAGCAGATGGCAAGAAAATTACTATCGTGCCGCATGACTATGCTAAGTTCCTGCAAAAACATGGCTTTGCTAAGTACTATCCGGAACGGAGCAACAAGCCTACCTATGTGTACATTGAAGAGAATAAGGTATCTGAGAGCTCAGTGGAGCTAATCAAAGACTTTGTGCTCAAGTATTGCCTAGCTAAGGGTGAACTTGATATCTACAATCACTGTGCTAAGAGTGCTCAGCTGTTCACCGAGTCACACCTGAACATGCTAGAGTCCATTGATATGCGTATCCTGCAGGATGATCGCTACTCATCCTACATCCCATTCCTTAACGGAGTGGCAAAGGTATCCAAGGACAAAGTGGAGCTCATGAGCTACATTGATATAGATGGCTACATATGGAGGGAGCAAATCATTAAAAGGAATTATACCCAAATCGCGATTCACGATAACAATTTTCAAGATTTTGTACATAAGGTATCAGCCCAGGATGAGCAACGTATCAAAGCAATGGAGTCAACACTTGGCTACCTCATCCATACATTCAAAGATAAGACGGACCAAAAGGCAATCATCTTTAATGACCAGGAGATTGATGATAACCCCAATGGAGGTAGTGGTAAGAGCTTAATGTTGACAGCCATCGGCAATATCCGTAAAATAATCAAGATAGATGGTAAAGCTTACAACCCAAGTAAGAATGACTTTGTATACCAACGTGTTAACATAGATACTCAAGTCCTTGCATTTGATGATGTTAAGAAACACTTTGACTTTGAGCAGCTGTTCTCACTGATTACTGAGGGCATACCGGTCAACCGAAAGAATAAAGATGAGATCTACATTCCATTTGAACGTTCACCTAAGATAGTTATCACTACCAACTATGTGATTAGTGGTGCTGGTACCTCACATGACCGTAGGAGGCATGAAATAGAGTTCTTTCAGTACTTCAATAGCCAACGTAACCCACAGGATGAGTACGGTAAACTATTATTTGATGAGTGGAATAAGGATGAATGGGCTCACTTTGACAACTACATGCTATCTAACCTGCAGATGTACCTCCAGAATGGATTGGTGAGAAGTGTATCCATCAATGCTAATGCTAAGCGTTTCATCCAAAACACCTGTAAGGAGTTCTATGACTTTGTACATGATGGGAATATCTCATTGGATGTTAGACACTACAACAAAGCATCATTTGAGGCATTCCAAGCAGATACCAATGGTTTCAAAGACCTAGATAGCAGGAAGTACCTTAAATGGGTGCAAGCCTATGCAAGCTATAAAGGCTATAAATTCACTAAAAACCGAGACCAACATGGTAGGTACTTTGAACTCACTAAACAAGATTAATCATGATACAGATAACAAACGAAGATAACATGGAGCTCATGGCTAGGTATCCCGACAAGTATTTTGACTTGGCTATAGTTGACCCTCCGTATGGTATTAATATGGGTATGGGTCACAAAGGAAGTGAAAAAAGAGGTGATAAAAATAAATATAAAACATTTGCTGGAGGTGATAATTCAATACCTACAAAAGAATATTTTAATGAATTATTTAGAGTTTCAAAAAATCAAATTATTTGGGGTGCAAATTATATGACTGAATTTTTAGAGCCAAAAGCAAGTTGGATAATTTGGGATAAAAAACAACCTGAAGATTTTAGTATGGCAATGGCTGAGTTAGCTTGGAGTTCTTTTGGAAGTCCTATGAAAATTTATCAAAAACGTGTAGTTGGTGCAGATGATGTTCGTGTACACCCAACACAAAAACCCGTAGCACTTTACAAATGGATTCTCGACAAATACGCAAAGCAAGGCGACAAGATACTTGACACCCATCTAGGCTCAGGAAGTATAGCAATAGCGTGCCACGATTATAAATTTGACCTTACAGCGTGCGAGCTTGATAAAGAATACTTTGACAAGGCTATGGAAAGATTAAATAACCACATGGCACAACAAAAACTATTCTAATGAAAAAAGAATACAAGGCACTGCTTCATGAGCTGAAGCTTCAACGCTATGCGATTACTCACCCTAATTACCCACAAGATTATATACCTAAGACTATGTACAAAGACTCAACAGCAAACGGATTGACCAAGGCAATCTGCGATTTTATTAACTACCAAGGATATCAGGCTGAACGCATTAACACAATGGGTACAGCAAGAGAAAAAAAGACCACAGCAGGCAAGGTCATTGGTGTTACCTGGACTAAGGGCACATCTACAGCAGGGAGTGCCGATATATCTGCTACCATTAAAGGTAGGTCAGTTAAGATTGAGGTCAAGATAGGTAAGGATAGGCAGTCAGAGGCTCAGAAGAGATACCAGGAGAACATTGAAAAAGCAGGAGGTACCTATTACATCGCTAGAAATTTTGATGATTTTGTAGAATTTTTTAATGATTTTGTAAATAAGTGCAATTAATTTGTATATTTGTAGAAATTTAATACCTTAAAATTATGGCAACAGTAAGAAAACAAGCAGCTGAGCAAACAGCACCTGAGGTGGTTACCCTCAACATCTACCAAAAACTGCATCTAGCTAAGCAGTCAATGGGTAAGGTCATTAAGAATGCGACCAACCCACATTTCAAGCGTTCATACGCTGATATTAACAGCATCATTGAGACGGTAGAGCCTATCCTATTAGACTGTGGATTGCTACTATTGCAACCCGTAAGAGGTGGTAAAGTGTTCACTGAGATAATTGACATTGAAACAGGAGATAGTTTAGAAAGTTCATTAGAATTACCTGCTATTATAGATCCTCAGAAATTACTTAGCTGCATAACTTACTACCGTAGAGGAACATTAGTTAGCTTATTATCTTTGCAGGCCATTGATGATGATGGTGAGACTGCATCTAGAGCACCCAAGGCAAAGCCTACATTAGATGGGGAGAGATGGGATAAGGCACTTGGTGCTGTGAAAGCAGGTAAGTTCACACCTGAGCAGATTAAAGAGATGTACAACCTAACAAAAGAACAGGAGGCACAGCTATGAAATTTAGAGCATCATCATTAGGAAAATTAATGACCTCCTCCCGTACTAAGGGGGAGGCATTGAGCCAAACAGCTAAGAGCTATATCATCCAGAAAGCCAAAGAGGATTTCTTTGAGTACAGGAGTGAGCTCAACAGCAAGTATATCACCAAAGGACTAGCACAGGAACAGGACAGTATTAATCTGCTTAACCTGGTTAGGCTAGAGGATTATAAAAAGAATGAGGAGAGGGTAGAGAATGAGTGGTTATCCGGATGCTGTGATATCATCACTGATACATCCATCATAGATATTAAGACCTCGTGGTCCTTAGATACATTCCCTGCTACTACATACGAGCTAAAGGACCTATCCGACTATGAATGGCAGGGAAGGGCTTACATGTGGTTATATGACATGCCTAAATTTGAGCTGTGCTATGTAATGGTAACTACTGCACCTGAACTATTGTGGGAGTATGAGAATGGAGCACTGCACTATGTGGAGCACATTGCACCTGAGAAGCGTATAACATCCATTACCTTTGCAAGAGATAAGGAGATAGAGATACAGATGGCAGAGAGGTTAATCCTAGCTACTGAATTTTATAACGAAGTTATTAATCAATTAAACAATAAATAAGATGACTAGAGAAGAATTTTTTGAGGCAGCAGTAATAGCTGCCATGCAAGGCCTACTAGCTGCATCAGGACACTACCGGGATGAGCTGATTAAAAACCCATGTGAGTATGTGGCTAATGCTGCAAGGCAATACGCTGATGAGCTCACTGAGCAATTATATGGTCCTGAGTTACCGGTGATTAAAGAACGTTTATTTTAAGCCAAAACTGGTATTTTTTAATCACATTTGGCTGATTTAACGAAAACTATAAACTATGAAAGCAACACTAGAATTTCTACTCCCTGAGGACCAGGCAGAGCACTACTGTGCCATCAAAGGCCAGGATATGCTTAATGTACTATGGGAGCTCAAAGCAGAGCTCCGTAGTATGCTAAAGTATGGAGACCTACCTGATGCACAATATGAGATAGTGGAGAAAATACAGGACTTCCTAATCAGTAGCCTAAATGATAACGAAGTAAACCTAGACAAATGAGATACCCTATTATTTTCTTATCAGCTCTAGTCATAGAGATATGCTCTACATTCTACATTAGATTTGTGTCCGAAGGCAATGCACCTGGTATGATATTCTTCGCAGCTATTGGGCCATTCTTAGGGCTCCCATTCCTAGCTTACATGATTGAGGCTACTAATTGGAGTGAGAGGATATTCAATGCAGTTGCACTATCTTTCGGGTACATAGTAGGAACAATAATCGTAATAACTTTAATACAATGATTATTTTAGCATCAATTTTACTAGCTCCTGCAATAGTGTGGGGGTGGATTTCAACAATAAACTATATCAAATACATAAACAACCATGAGTAAATTCAAAGGAGAGGTGGTATTCGTTACCCCAACAACGTCTGTATCAGACAAATTTAAGAAAAGAGAAGTAACCCTGAAGTCACAGGATGAGTACCCTCAGTATGTTACGTTCCAATTAACCCAGGACAAATGCGATCTAGCAAACAACCTTAAAACAGGTGAGGTAGTAGAGGTTAGTTATAACCTAAGAGGCCGCAGATGGGAGGCACAGGATGGTACCATTAAGTACTTTAACTCTATTGAGGCATGGACCATGAGTCTGAGTTCAAAGGTAGAGAATAGTGCTGTTGATAAATTAAGAAAAACTTTTGATACTACAGATGAGAGCACTGACGATTTACCTTTCTGAGGACCAACAGCTATCTGATTGGATGCGTAGAGAGATACGTGGCAAGCTATCCAAGAGATATAAACTAACCCATCTATCTGAGGATATGGGGGTAAACTATGCTAAGCTATACCGCTTCATGCAGGGCAGAAATGTAACCACTGAGATATATGATAGCTTTTTTAGAGTATATTTGTCCAAATGGAACTCTTACTTATCATACCTATAGCTTGGTGGTGGTGCAATTTTGAACCACTGCAGGCAACTATTACTAGGATTTACATGTCCTTTATACCTGGCACATGGGCCATACAACTACTAGATGCATTGAGCTGTAGTAAGTGTGTGGCCTTTTGGCTTACATTGGCATGGCATCAGGATTTTATCCTAGCATGTCAGGCAGCACTGGGTGCATACATTTTAGAATTATGTTTGAACAAACTGACATAGAGATAGTAGATAAGATTGATGCACAATCGGATGCTGTAAAGTACTCCAAGCACTCATGTGTGCAGCTCTACAAGATACGGGTCAAGTATGATGGCCCACAGCCAAGGGAATGCTTCTGTGCATCGGTTAGGCGAAAGGTATGGTACAAAGATTTTATGGTATGGTATGAAAAAGCTCTTAGACAAGTACATCAATAACCACTACCATGAGGTAAGGGCTTACACGCTGTACTTTCTAACTAAGCTAGGGAGTAAGATTGAGGCAGATACGGTAATAAACAACAGTTACCTGCATGTGCTAACCATTAATGAGGATGCAGATACTGAAGACCAGGTGAAAAGTTACCTGCTCAATACCATCAAATATCAGATACTATGGAACACATCTTTGAGCCATAGGGATGATAGGATAACTTCAATGGAATATAAGCCCAGCGAGCAGGTAGATGATGAGCAGGACCTACGAGATAAGATATTGGAGGATAAGATATACAGCACTCATAAGGGGATGATTGAGATATACAGATCACAAATAAGTGATAACGTGCATAGGATAGTATTTGAGGCATACATAGACAAAGGATATACTACAGCTAGAGGCATGGCTAAGTACTTTGGTATACCGGTTACCTCAGCTCACTACCTGATAACTGAAATTAAACAAAATTTGCGTAACTTACAATATAGGTATGAGACTATCTCAAATAATTAGCATACTAGCTACATTCACTGCATTAACAGGTGCGTTCTTTCTAGTCAGGGAGAACACTGCAATGGCAATGAAAGCTTTTGGGATATGGGTAGTACTTTATTACGCATGGTTATTTATAGAACAATACGAATATGACAAAGAAAGTAAAGAGTGAGTATATCGGTAAGTATATTACCGTATATCTAAATGGGAGAGAGGTATCTTTCACCATTGCTGAAGAGACAGCTAATGAGGCTGAGTTCTGGATTGAGAAAGGTATAGGCCATATCTTTGAGGAGTCTGAGCCTAAGAGTAAGAAATTCAAAGGGGTAGAGCCTGATGCCAACACCGAAGCCTAGAGAAACTGAGGAGCAGTTCATCTCAAGATGCATGAGTGACCCTGAGCCAATGGGTAAGTATCCAGATGAAGCTCAAAGGTATGCTGTATGTAAGTCTATTTTTGATGGACCTCTTGTAGCTTATCGTAGGGCTTTTGAAGAGAGCTACAATGATTACCCAAAACAAGCTACTGAGAATGCTAAGATAGCAATCAGATGGGCTGAAGAGAATGGATGGGGTGATTGTGGTACAGCTGTGGGTAAAGCTCGAGCCAATCAGCTAGCTAATGGGGAGAATATCACACGTGATACCATTGCTCGCATGGCAGGCTTTGAACGTCATAGGCAGAACTCGCAGAAAGAACTTGGAGATGGATGTGGCAGATTGATGTGGTTAGCCTGGGGAGGAGATGAGGGCATTGAATGGGCCCAACGTAAACTTAAAGAAATAGATAAATGAGACCAAAACACATAGAAACACCTGAAGCAATGTGGGATCTATTTGAGGCCTACAAACGTTGGTGCAAGGAAAACCCAAGGTATAGCTATTCCTTATCTACTAAGACAGGTGAAGCTACAGCAATTCCACTAGAGAGACCACTTACTCAAGTGGGTTTCAGGACTTTTGCTGCAGAGAAAGGGCAGACAGTGAATGATTATTTTTGTAACAAGGGAGATAGATATTCTGAATATGCCACAATCTGCTCGCGTATAGAGGAGGCAATTCGCATGGATCAAATTGAGGGAGGCATGACCGGTCAGTACAATGCATCCATTACTCAGAGACTGAACAACCTAACCGAGCGTGTGGACACCACCACCAAGGGAGAAAAGATAGACAGCATCAAGGTAACCATTGTAAGACCGGATGCAGATTGAGTTCATGTGTGCTGTGGTAGAGGATTATATTTACAGGATGAAAGGGGTACAGGTAAGGATAGATAGAAGAGCAGTAGCTACCGATGGCAGGCAGATGGCTATGCTAATGAATGCATACCAAATAGCAAATGGAGATAAAGAGCACAGTCATATTTGAGAAAAACTACGCAGCACTCAATGACCAGGATATAAGGTTTGTGATTAACGAGGGAGGCTCCCGTTCATCTAAGACCTACAGCCTATGTCAGTTAGTTATCATCTACTGCCTGCAGAACAATAACAAGGTAGTATCTATCATCCGTAAGACATTCCCTGCTTTGAGGGCTACAGTGCTCAGAGACTTCATTGAGATACTCAAGGAACTCAACATCTACTCAGTGGAGGACCACAACAAGAGTGAGCACATCTACACGTTCCCTAATGGGTCCATTGTGGAGTTCTTTAGTGTGGATGATGAGCAAAAGATAAGGGGTAGGAAAAGAGACATAGCATGGTGCAATGAAGCCAATGAGCTGTACTTCGATGATTTCACTCAGCTGAACATGAGAACGGAGTCTAAGCTAATCTTTGACTACAACCCCAGTGAGTCAACCTCATGGCTGTATGAGCTACCAACGGAGGAGAGTATCCTGATAAAGTCAACGTACAAAGATAACCCATTCCTACCTCAGAGTATCAGAGCTCAGATAGAGGACCTTAAGAGAACGGATGAGGCACTATACCAAATCTATGCCCTAGGTGAGAAAGCAATCAGCAAGAGTAACATCTACTCTAATTGGTCATTCATCCCTCATAGGCCTGCTAGGTTTGTCAACTATGTGTATGGCTTAGACTTTGGATACAATCACCCCACAGCACTCATGCGTGTATATTGGTGTGACAACGACATCTACATTGAGCCTGTGATATATGAAAGCTACCTGACTACACCAATGCTCATAGACAAGATGCAAAGCTTTAACGTTGAGAAAACTGTGACCATTGTAGCAGACTATGCAAGGCCTGAAATCATTGCCGAGCTGAACAATGCAGGGTATGACGTGCAGAACGCTAACAAGGTGGTCAAGAAAGGGATAGACAACATCAAGACATTCGGGGTCCTATGCCAGGATGATAAGGCCATCAAGAAAGAATATGAAAACTACAAGTGGAAAAAGGTAGGGGACATGATAACCGATGAGCCGGTCAAGATGTGGGATGATGCGATGGATGCCATACGTTATGCCACTACTCACATCCGACAGGAGTACTATACGGATGATAGCTACTACGCGTTTTAGAAACACTTTGCCTGCCTAGAATAATATAGGTATGGCAATGACATTAAAGGCTGCACCTCAGCGACTCACTCCAGCATACAACCCTGTCAAATATATCTACGACAGCACCAACAAAAACCTAGCAGGGTTTAAGTATATCTTTGAGGTGTATGAGTCAGGCACAGCCACTCAGATAGCAGAGTACAGGGTGCTACCTGTTTACTCTACAGGGTATGGTGAGATAGATTTAACTAAGCTACTTCAAGCCTATGTAAGCTATGACCTATTCCCTACCAACACCACAGTGTATAACGCAACGAATAGCCACTACAAGTATGACCTTAAGGTAGGTGAGGAGTATCTAACTACGACCTCATTCACCTCAGCCATGACTCAGTATGTTACCTCACCCTATGCAGGTAAAGTACAGCTGAATGGCACTAACTCATTTGTGGTGGGTGATCAGATAGTCTTAACTCAAACAGGAGTAGGTGCAGTGAATGCTAACTTCGATGGACTGTACACTGTGCTTGTTGCTACTAGTACATACATTGTGATTAACTTTCTTTGGAGCTCCATCACCAACGCAAACAAGGATGTGGCCATCACCTATGCAGATGGGAGAAAGACTACCACATACAATATCATTGATGATCTGAATAACTTTGTATTCAATGGTGCACTGCCATGGACTCAATGGCCTGCATGGGATGAGACTAACTATGACTTGAGCAGTAACACTGACAAGTTCCTTACCTCCATTCCTGCTACCAACTTTTACTCTACACTATCTCAGGACCTTTGGATGAATGCAGTCTATGGCTTTATTCCTGGAGGAACGCACAGGATAGTATTCACCAATGATGGGGGTGATGTGTTGAGAAAGAGTGTGGGAGCCACTGACCACATCACAGGTAACGCGGTAGGTCCTAACAACGCAGGCACCTTGACTGTAGTCTCAGGCTCATTGCCATTGATTAAGCCTACCACTCAGTGGTATGAGTACTACTATGAGCACAATGGCTCACAGGTAACTCAAGCCTACCGAGTGAACATAGATCGCAGAACACAGATGCAGGAGTACAGCATCATCTTCCTAGACCGCTATGGCTCATGGGGTAGCTTTGCATTCACAGGTAGAGCATACCAAAGGGGTACAGTTCAGCGTGAGCAGTACAACATGGATGTGCTCGGTAAGATAGCTAGCACTGAATGGACCTATGACCTGATAGATAGAGGGTATATCAACAGCTATGTAACAGTGGAGGAAACCATTGACCTCAATACCGATTGGATGACTGAGGAGATGGCTACCTACTTCACTGAGTTAATCAGCTCACCATACACCTACTTCAAGATAAGCAACTACGATGAGAGCTGCGACATCCCAGAGAGCACTGAGTATATCAGTTGTAACATAGTGAACTCTACCTATGAGTACTACAAGCAACGGAATAAGAACTTAATCAAGCAAAGCATTACAATTAAGCTAGCTAATAACGACATGGTCAATGGTTAGGATACAACTAGCAACAGGATACCTTGATGTTAAGGAGGGTACTTCATTCCCTTTGACATTTCAGGTAGGAGATATCAGAGATATAAGTCAAAGGAAAGGTAACTTTTCTAAGACCATTGTATTGGTAGGCAGTAAGAATAACAATAACCTGCTCAACCACTACTACGATGTGAACATCCAAGCAGGAACGTTTGACATCAATGCAGTGACTACCTGCTCAGTTATTCAGGATGGAATACCTGTCATGGAGAATGCTAGCCTACAACTCACAGCCATTAAAAAGGTACAGCTCACTGAGCAGTATGAGGAGCATGTGGAGTATGAGGTATTGATTAAAGAAAGCAAAGCAGATTTCTTTACAGCCATCAATAACCTTGAGCTAACCGATATAGATTTCAGTGACCTCAACCATACATACGATGCGTTCAATGTGGTGAACAGGTTTACCAACACTGAGGTGGATGGCTTCAAGTACTTCCTCCCTGGTAGTGGTGATGCGTTCTACAGCACTCAGGAGTTCAAGCCTGCCATCTTTGCTAAGACTTACTTTGACCGTATATTCCAAGGTGCAGGGTTTACATACAGTTGGCCTGATTTAGTAGATGATAAGTTTGACAAGCTAGTCATTCCTTACAATGGGGATACGGATAACTTCGACTATGCAGATTACACTGTCAAGGCTAACTCAGGACCCAACACTTACACCGGTACATTCTTTGCAGGTTCTGCTGAGTTTCAGAACTTACAAACAATAGCAGGATGGACTGAGACCGAGGACCCTCAGAACATTTACAATCCTGTTACTGGAGTGTACAGCACCCCATTCAACATCAGCTCAAATAACGCACAGCAGTATGACTACAATGTGCAGATACAATATGAGATAAGACTAGTCAACTCTTCAGGTGTAACTTTGTACTCAGGGATGAATGGTATCTCATCACCTCAATTCTATCAACCTCAGTTAGCACTCACTCAGAATGGTACTGTGTGCTACACTGTCAACCTATACACCAACCCTGCACCACTTAACAACAGTGCTACGGTTACCTATGCAGTTCAGACTCCTACCTCAATACCTAATGGTACTACTACAGTATTAAGTCAAACAGCTGTATGCACTATGGCCTTGACTGCTCAGAACTTACCACAGCTATCTCAAGGTAGGTTAGCTATTAAGGTGCCAAAGATATTAACACCTATTACTAATGCTCAAGCTCCACTATGGAGAACAGTGTCAGCTTCAGGAACTCCATGTGCATCCGGTCAGATTAAGATACAGGCAGTTATTACTAGCATTGACATCAGCATTACCCCATCCAATAACATTGTGGCCATCGGTGGTACTATTGATGTGAATGACTACGTGCCTAAAAAGATAAAGCAGAATGACTTTGTTAAGGCTATCTTCAACATGTACAATCTCTATGCAGATGTAGATAAGACTCAACCTAATCAACTTAACCTCATCCATAGGGATGATTACTACGATGCAGGTAAAGAGGTAGATTGGACATACAAGCTAGCCAAGGATAAAGAGCAGTCATTGTCATTCTTACCTGAGCTAACAAGTAAAAAAGTAATACTCACCTATACACCTGATAAGGATAGCCCTAACCAAACGTATACGGATGCTACTAATCAAATCTATGGACAAGCAGAGGTAGTCTTTGACAATGAGTATGTCAAGGATGTAACCACTAAGCCTGTTCTCTTTGGTCCTACACCAATCATCCGTACACCATTCGGTGCATACGTTGGAATGATTGCAGGACAGGCACCTAAGACTAACCTCCGTATCATGTACGACAGTACAGCTGAGATAGGATTGAGTACCTGTTCACCATACCACATCTATGACTACGGTACAACGGGTATGACAGGTGTAACTACTTACCCGTATGTAGGTCACTTCGATAACCCACTCAATCCTACTTGGGATCTAAATTTTTCAGTGTGTTCATTCTACTACTACCAACCATTAAGCCTAACCGATAACAATCTGTACAATAGGTACTGGAGACGTACCATGGGGCAGATTAATAGTGGTAAGATGTTGACTGCATTCTTTAATCTCAAGGAGTCAGACATCCAACCCTTAGAGCTCAATGATAAGATACGCATAGACAACTCATGGTGGAACATTAACAAGGTCATTGATTACAATGCTAATGCTAATCAGCTCACTCAGGTAGAGCTCATCAGCATAGATAGTGAGGTGAACTTCATGCCATTCATTAACCCATTCGGAACACCTGGTGTAGGACTACCTAACATCTCAGGTATTCAACAGGTAGCTAACAGTACCATTGTTAAGACGAAGAGCATGAACAGCAACGTGCTCACAGGTGGTGGTATCATTGGTGAGGTAGTGAACAGGGGTAACATTGTACCGGGTGGACTCAGAGTCATGGTGGCAACCGAGGGCTACTCCGTTGAGAATGATGGTATAGTTACTGATAACCTAGTGGTAAGGGGTAGCATGAATGGTATACCTGTTGACCCTGCATACTACAAGTACACAGCTAACCTTGACCAAACAGGTACAGCTGACCCAATAGCCTATGTAAAAGAGGGTAGCTTTGGAGATATACTTTGGGTTAGGAATGCAGTAGGTCAGTATGAGGGCTTCATTCAAAATTGGGAGATAGGTACTATCCTAGATACTGAGTTAACGGTAATGATTAACAACATATATTTTGATGGGGTGATCAGTGCCGCTTACAGTGCAGCTAATAACAGCATATATATAACGACAACACAAATTGGGGTAGGCTTCGTAGATGATTACCTTGGGATGAACACATTAGAAATAAGATATTATAAGCCATAAGATGAATGAAGTAGAAATACCATTAAAGCTCGGTGGCATTGCTGCCATTAAGGCGGAATTAAGAGACCTCAAAGGTCAGATAGCAGATGCTACTGATCCAGAAACAATGACCCGATTAGCACAGCGTGCAGGGGAACTCAAGGACCAACTCAAGGATGCTAATGAGCAGGTCAATGTATTTGCTACTGGGTCAAAGTTTGAAGCAGTATCTAATAGCTTTGGCTCTATTAAGAATGACCTCATGAGCCTAGACTTCGAGGGTGCATCTGAAAAAGCTAATGTATTTAAGAAAACCCTAGGAAATCTTAACCCTAAAGATATTGGTGGTGCATTCAAATCACTAACATCCGTTATCATGACTGTTGGTAGTGCATTCGTATCATTAGGTGCTACCATTCTAGCTAACCCTATCTTTTTATTGATAGCTGTTATCATTGCTATTGTGGCAGCCATTGTTATATTCCTGCACAAGATAGGAGTGCTACAGAAAGTACTTGACTTTTTGATGATACCTATTAACGCATTGATTCAGGGCTTAAAGGATTTAGGAGATTGGCTAGGATTAACGAGCTATGCTGCAGATGAGAACGCTGAAAAGATGGCTAAGGCCAATGAGAAAGTCTCAGAGAGTTCAAAGAAACGTAGTGAGAAAATAGGTGAGAGCTATGACCAGGAGATTGCCATGGCTAAGATATCCGGTAAGGATACCACTCAGCTCGAGCTTGACAAATCAAGAGCACTAGAGAAAGAGGCTATTAAACGAAAGACTGCAGCTAAGAAAGCCCTTGAGGCAATGAGACACCAAGAGGGTGAAGAGGCTACTAAGAAACGTGCAGAGTTAAGAAAGCAGATTGAGGCTGAAAGTAAAATCATCCAAACAGGAGTCAATGAACGTAAACGTATCAAGGCTCAGGAAATACAAGACCAAAAAGAGGCAGATAAGAAAGCAGCAGATGATGCAGCAGCAGCAGCAGAGAAAGCTAGGGAGAAAGCAAAGCAAGCAGCTAAAAATAGATTGGATAACGCTAGGACACTTAGAGACTTTGAACTATCACAGATACAGGATGCTAATGCAAGGGAGGTAGCAATAGTAAATGAGAAGTATGCAAGGTTAATGAATGACCTGAAAACAGATGCTAACAAAACAGCAGAGGAAAAAGCTAAGTTTAATGAGATGTTCAGAACGCAACAGCAGCAGGAACTTGATAAGCTAGCAACAGATAAGGCTAAGATTGAAGCGGATAACCTTAAGAAAGGTAATGACATCATTGCTGATTTACAGCTACAGATGATGGAGGAGGGAACAGCCAAAGAGCTAGCCATGACCAAAGCTAAGTATGATAAGCTAAGAGCTCAAACGTTGGCAGATACCACACTAACTGAGGACCAAAAGAAAACCCTAACCGAATTATACAATAAACAGGAGGAGGCAGAAAATCAGAAGAGAGCAGATGCTAAAATAAAGCAACAGGAAGCGTTATTCAAAACAATAACAGATG